AAGCGGGTGATTGCGGAGCCGGCGGTGAACTCCTTGTAGACTCTGGCGACGCCTTCGAGGGGAGTCTGGGTCACGAGGAGCTTGCCGCGGCGGGTGATCAGGCGGTAGCGCAGTGTGTCCACCCAGGATTGGGGCACGAGCTCGTCGCACCAGATCATGTCGGCCTCGCGGCCCTCAATGGTGTTCTCGCTCTGCGTGTAGTTCAGGAAGTCGCAGCGGGAGCCGTTGGGTAGGATGAATGAGCCGTCGGTGAAGCCATTTTTGCGGCTGTAGTTCAGGTAGTGGATACGGCCCTTCTTGGTGGCCCGAAGTGCGACGGGCAGGTAGTTGTAGATCGCGGGCTGTTGCACGGTGACCGAGGTGGCGTGGGAGGTGTGGCAGCAGAGAACCGATGCGTTCTCCTTCTCGAGGAGGGTTTGAACCACGCGGCGGGCGGCCCAGAGGGTTTTACCGGCGCGGTTGCCGCCGGAGATTAAGAGCTCCTGGGTGAGCAAATACTCGGTGTTGGCGATCTCCCAGTGGTCCGGGATGTAGCCGTAGGTGTAGGGGTCGGCCTTCTCGAGCAGCACGAGCTGGGTGCGCTTCTGCTTGAGCTCGAGGGCGCGGGGGTGCGAGGCGTCGACCTTGGGGATGACGGGGTGCTGCGGTTGCTCGTTCCACCAAGCGGTGTTGCAGGCCTCGGTGCAGAAGCGTTTCTGCTTGGGGCCTTCGCGCTGCTTGATAATCTCGAAGGGCTTGGAGCAGGTGAGGCAGAGTGGTTGGCTCATTTATCAATATTTTTCGTTTTAGAGAACCCGTCGACTTTTACCGTCGCCGCGGATTGCCCGACCCCCTCCCCCGGGGGCCCGGGCGGCCTGGTGTCTGCCTTGTGTAACGGGGTAGGACACTGGGTCTGCCGAGTGGGGCAAAAGTGCGTTTCGATCAATGTTTGCAGGGGTTTGCTGCGTGTTTGCGTTGCGAAGTGAATATAACTGCTATTGTGCAAGAAAACGCTGAAACAGGCCTGAAGTCGTGGTTTTCGATGACGCTTCCGCGGTAGGGGTAGGACATTTTGGGCCACTACCTAAACCAGGTCGGGCGTCTGCTCGTCGTTCACGGGGGTTACATTGCGCTCTTTCAGGTCCTTCATGAGGTCGCGGTGGCTGACACTGGCTGTCATGGCTAGGTGAATTGAGGTAGGCTGACCCTTAATAACAGAAAGTTTGTCGGTTAGCACAGCGACCGCTACGGGTAAGCCCCTATCATCTATCAAGTTAATAGAGGATTCAGCTAGTCGCTTGGTGCCCTTCCAGATTGCAACCTCCAAAAACCCGGTCACGTCTTTCCGCCAGTCCTCCTCGTTTTCTGGATAGTCTACCGGGACCTTAACTCCTCGGATCAGCTTAAACGTAGTGGTGGGGCCAAGTCCGGTCTCTTCCGCAATCTTATCAATCGACTTGTTCTCCAGGATACCAGCGACGACAGCGTCTGCTTTCTCTTGGGTCAGCTTGTTGTTGAAGTGTTGGCCGGGGTGGTGTGTTTTGACGTACCCAAGCTCTTTGACTGCGTTGAAGACCTTCTCCTGCGTTGCCTGGGGGATCTCGGTGTTACCTGACAGCACTCGCTGCGTGTACAGGTAATTGACTCCAGCGGCCTTGGCGACGTCCTCGAGACTCGGCCTCTTCTTTGGTTTCTCACCCGGCATAAGGCGCAAAGCTAAAGGGGAACTCTCCCCAGTGGTTGAGTTGCTTACGGGGCTTCATCGAGAGGTGCTTCACTCCGGCCAGGGTCATCCTGACTGCGGCAGCGTAATCCTCACTGAGATACTCGAGTTTGCCAGGCATGGATTCCATGGCCAGTGGCATCCACAGGGTCGGGAAGCGTTCGACGCGCACATCCTCGCACCAGTCGATCCTGTATGGGCTCTGCACTCCTGACCCTTCCAGCGCATCAAGTGTCGCCAGAAGGCATTTACGGGGGATTGCGAGGCATCCCGATGCGAACATGGTGATGGGCACCAGCTCCGCTGCGCACTCAGCGTCATTCACCTGATGCTTGAGGGCCTGCAGGTGCTCCGCCTTGGGACGCAGGGCCGGCCTGGCGGGCAGTGAGCGGCATGAGTAGGGGATGCAGACGGTTGCCTGGTGTTCATGGGCCAGCTCGGCCATGCGGATGACGTCGGCCGCGGTGAACTCAATGTCGTGGTCCAGTTGAATCCAGACGTCCTTGCCGCTGTCGAGGAACCACTTGGTCGCACGGCAACGGCTGCGGGATATCAGGGCATCCTCCCGGATCGTGCGCAGATCGGTCTGCCTGTCTGAACGGGCGAACGTGGCCGTCAGGTCTACCCAGGACATCATGCAGGCTGCGCTGATGCCGCCGTAGGCGTACAGCGAGACATGGATGGACGGCCTGGTGCCTGCCTGGGTTACTGCTTGGACCTTGCTGGTCGGCTGCGGTGCGTAAATGAATGGATCTTCCATCTGCGGGGATTCTGCCTTTGTTGTGGTCATGGTTCAATGTCCTTCCGTTGGCTTGCGAGGTAGAGTTCGTGGCCCTTGGTGATGAGATAGACCACGCTGCCTCGGGGCACCTGGCAGGCCGTGGCAACATCGTTCAGCGACAGGCCGCGGTCACGCAGGTCGTAGGCCTTGCGTGCCATGTCCGGCGTGTGGCGCTGCTCAGTGACTTCCGGCTCATCCTGCATGACCGGGGCTGGCGTGCCGTCCTCCTTGAACGCCATGTCCTTGGGGTACGACAGCCAGCCACGCTGCACGCCTATCTTCACAAGGTGCGGTGCCTCCATCAATAGTTTCGTTGTGTTTGTTACTATCATAACAGTGATATGTCTAATGGTGTTGCGGGCAAGTGCTGCCTACCCTTGCCGCTTTTATCTCCTATAAGCTGAAATATGCGTTGTCTATGTGCCTTGCCACTGGGACCGGGGTGGATAACGCAACCAAACCTCCCGTCTGCCTGGACAACGAGGTGATTACGCTGCTTGTCCCCACCTACCTCGGCACAGGCTGGGCATTGCCCGACCAATTTCGAGCCAATTTTGCGTAGGCCTACCACTGTCAAGCGGTGTCTAGTGTTTGGGACGGGAGGGACGGCATTTCCCAACTCCATTCCTACCCTGGAGCAGCCTATACCCCCTTTTACACTTCTAGCACCGAGTTGAGAAGTGCCGTCCCCCGTCCCAACCGCTTGACAACACTTGACAGATCCAGTGCTTTTCATGCGGTCAAGGTTACTTTCATGTAGCCTCGGGACTGTTGTTGCTGACCGTCGCTACGGTGAATGTGGTTCGACGGGATGGCCTGGTGTATCTCCAGCATCAGTTCAGCGGCACGTTTCTGGAAACGCTTCTCCGGTTCAGGCCCCCATTCCTTGTTGTTACACATCGTCATGTAAGCACTATACAGTTCCTCGGTTGTGATACAATCCGACGACATGCTGCTACCCCGAACATGGTTAACAATAAAGTATCTAACACTGTCGCTTTCGCTCAACAGATTATCAATCATCCCGCGCTGCCTCTCGGTCACCGGGAACGGCCTGCCGGCCTGCATGACCCGGCACAGATCCTCCGCGCCCTCCAGGAACCAGTTCAATATCCCGCTGCCTTCCCGCTCAATCATCACGTCGTGATAGTTGGGGATTACCTTCTCCGGCTTGGGCTGGCTGAAGTCCAGCAGCAGCAACCGTCTCGACCACGCTCCCAAATCTCCCTGCACGTTGACCTTCAGCCTACTATTGGCCGTCACGATGACATTCCAGTCGCCGACCACGGCCTTGGCCCCGCTCTTGCCCTTGAACTCCACGCTCAGCCTATCGCCGCCCGTCAGAGCCTTGAGCTGCTGGCTCTCCTCGCAGGACAGAAAGTCCGGCGGCACGTCGCTACCGATCAAGAGTGTCCTATCGTGGAAGTTGGCCAGCTCGAACCTGCTGCCCAGGTGCGCGGTCCTCAGCTCGCTACAGTTCTCGTCGCCCACCAACCTCCGCACCAGCCCGGCCACCGTGCTCTTCCCGCCGCCGCCGGTCCCCGTCAGCAACAGAATCACCTGCGGCCTGTTCCTCTGGAGCAGCGCCAGGCCGCCCCATCTCTGCAGCAGCATCTGGTCATCCTCCTCGGGCAGCGCATGATCCAGGAAGGCCTGCCACATCTCGCTGCTTGCCCCCTGGACATACCGCACCGGCGTCTGATTCCTCGACATCCACTCCGGCCCGAAGCCATGCATCTCGTAGGGCGCTGCCCGTAGATCCACCATGACATTGGAGCAGTGCACCACGCTGTCCGGTCTGGAAAACGGATTGCGCTCCACCTGCAGCCTCCCGATGAGATCCACCACCTGGTCCGCAAAGCTCGCTGTGAGCCTCGTCAGCAGCGCCGGCAGCCGCGGGTCCTCCGTCGAGGCCACCTGATCCAACAGAACGCGCCTGGCGGTCTCCAGGGCCTTCTGCGCCATCTCCTCGCGGCTCATGCTCATCCAGATCCCCCGGTCATCCTTGTACCAGTAGTGCATCCCGGTTACCGCATCGAAGAGGAACCGTTCCTTGTGCGCCATGTAGGCCGCGAAGAAGGGAGCCTGCAGATTGCCCGTGCCGCTCCGGCCGAACGTCCAGGGCACGCCATGCTGCCGGATCAACTGCGCGATCTCATCCCGACTGCCCGGAGCCGGCCAGCCCTCGGGCCACCGGATCTGGCTGAACTCCAGCGCCACCGGCGGCCTGTCCACCAGCACGCTGTACTCGCACCCGCTCGGGTGCACGCCCTTCACCGTGCTCAGGTTCCCCGTACTCCGCCACTCATACAATGGCTTGCCCAGCAACCGATCACCCACCTGAACCATCTCGGTCGTGCTCCGCTCCGCGCACGGCCCCGGGTACTTGCCCGTGATCCTCACGCCAATCTGTGCGCCCCTTTTCCCCTTCCACCTTGCCGACCCCTGCAGCACCGGGTTGACCCTCAGGAACGCCTCCAGGCTGCCCTCATCGTCGAAGTCTATCGCGCACAGCCCACCGGAGAACTCCCCGAGCCTTACTGCCACGTTCCCATGCTCGAGCATGACCCGGTACACGTCCCGCTTGGTACTTTCCATGGTCTCCTGGGTGTACTTGACCATCGGAATCTTGGTCCCCGGGCTCTGCGGTACCAGGAACAGCGGCGTGCCCAGCCAGCCCTCAATCTCTTGCGTCGTCATCATAGTAATTCTTTGATCAGCACCCGGAAGGCCCGCTCTGCGGTGGCTGGAACGACTCCGTTGCCGAGGAGTCGCAGCTCATCCGTTCTATTGTCACAGGTGACGCACAGCTCGGCATAGTCCATCCCACTGGGAGGTTCATTAAAGTTTCCACCCAGCGGGCATTTAATCTGCCTACAGCCTGCACCTTCATCTGGCTGTGCAGCGTGTCCGGCTTCCCGTTGTGCGCTCCCGAGTCCATCTCGGCCCTCGGTGTCGCCCAGTTCTTCACCTGCTGGTCCAGCTTGTCGATCATGCTGCCGTCCTTCTGCCGGTGCGCTCCGGTCGATACGGTGGCTGTCTGCCAGTTCTGCACCATCTCCACCTGTTGGTTGATCGTCTGCGATTGCAGTACCATCCTGCCATCCGGTGTCTTGCGGTACGCTCTCTGTCCCGGCTTCGCTGGCTGTCCATCCTTGGTGTAGAGCGTCTCCACTCTCGCTCCCGCCTCGTTGGCTTGCGGTGTGCGCCAATCCACCCACAACCCTTGGCGGCTCCCATCCGTACTGCTGCTCGCCGGGACGGCTGGGCCATGCACTGCAACTACTCCCGCCAGTTTCGACTTCGCTGCCACCTTCTCCATGTCCACGTTCTCCCCAGTGTCCTTGTGGTCCCTGGCCGCAGGCGTTGGCCATGACTTCACTACCACCGTCGTCAGACTCTCCTGACTGCCCTTCATGCCTCTGGAACGATCCTGAAAGCCCTGCCGCACTTCTGAAGCCACTGGAGACGGCCAAGATAAACACCCGCTTTCGCTGGTGCGGCGCTCCGCATTCAGACGCGCTGAATATGCCCCACGTCGTTCTGTAACCCATTCCTGCCAGGTCTTCGATGACGTCGGACAGCCCCAGGCTGATATGTCCTTCGACGTTCTCAAAGAAACAGGTCCGGGGTCTGAGAAGTCGAATGCCATCTGCAATCCACGGCCACAGGTGCCGCGGGTCTTGCTTTCCTTTGCGCAATCCTGCGTGGCTAAATCCCTGGCAAGGGTATCCGCCAGTGAGGATGTCCACTCGGTCGCGAAACGCTCCCCAAGGGAAGGTCTTAAGATTCGGCCAGATAGGTGCTGGGTCCATGAGTCCCGCTTCCATTTTCGCAACCAGATTGCTGATGGCGAAGGCTTCGATCTCACAAAGAGCGACTGTGCGCAGACTTGGGATTGCTCGTTTGAGTCCAAGTTCAATGCCTCCGTATCCAGCGCAGAGGCCAAGGTGTGTAACTGCTTTGGAAGTATCCATGTCATTCCGCCCTCCTCTCAAATGCCAACGCCTCCTCGCTGATGAACCAGCCCTTCG